AAAAAAAAAAAAAAAAAAAAAAAAAAAAAAAAAAAAAAAAAAAAAAAAAAAAAAAAAAAAAAAAAAAAAAAAAAAAAAAAAAAAAAAAAAAAGAAAAAAAAAATAGATAAATAATATAAATAAATAACATAAATATTTAATTATATAATTAATTAAATGCAAGGTTCAGTTCTTAGTAGAGATAAAATTTTAAAAAAAATAGATGATGGTGATATAAAAATTTCACCATATTCAATTGATAATGTATGTCCAGCTGGATATGACCTTACCTTGTCAAATGAATTCAGATATTATAAAACGCATATTAAAAAAGTGATTATTAATGAAAATACTGATTACTTAAACTATACAGAAAAAATAATAATAGAAGATGGTAGTTTTGTAACTTTATTACCTAAAGAAACTATTTTGGGAATAACTGAAGAAAAAATTACTTTATCAAATAATTTATGTGGCTTATTAAATGGTAGATCAAGATTTGCTAGAATGGGTTTGTTTATTCATATAACTGCATTTTTCATGAATCCCGGAATTTCAAATCGACAAGTTTTGGAAATTTATAATTCGTCTCCGTATGTTTTAAAACTTAAACCTGGAACTAAAATTTGTCAATTTATATTTTTAAATATGGATGGTTCTGCAAAATATTCAGGTAAATTTGCTAATCAGGATTTATAGCAAAACAAATTGACTCTTAAAGTTATAAATTTTTAAGAGATGTTTTAAATTTTTTATCATCATAAATAAGGAATTTTTTTAAATATTTTTTAGTAATTGTTTCAAATATTTCTTTTGATTCATTATCAATATCATTAATACCAAATAATAATGGTTTTTTTTCTAACAATTCTTTATAATATAATTCTGCTATATTTTTATTAGAGAATTTCATGAATAAAATATTATTATTGATATTTCCCAAAATTTGTAATCCTAATGCAATTCCAGTAATTTGATATATAATAGGTATTGAATAATTTGCAGGTGTTCGTATTTTACTAAAGCTTTTACTTAATTTTTTTTTTCCAATTAATTTGATTGCCAAATTACATGCAGTTTTATTAAAAAAATATGGCATATGAATTGGTATTAACATAGGAGATTTTCCGAATATATTTTTTAATTCATTATGTGAATTAAAAGCCCAATGTAACCACGGTTGGTCATCAGGTATATTTTTAATTTTAGTAATATCTTTATTAATACTTTTAAGATATGTATATGGTATATTTCTATCATTAAAAATATGTTTAAAATAAATGAAATTTCCAAAAAAAGTATCATCATTAGAATAAATAAAATTTTCGGCTAAATTTGGAATTTTACCAAGAAATGCTTCAATAACATTTGAGTTAAAAGTTGGTAAATATTGTTTATCAATAATATCAGTATGATCTATTATTTTTATTTTTTTTAAAATTTCTTTATTAATTTTTTTGTTATCTAATTTTTGATTATCAGTAATAATAAATATATTTCTGATATATGGAATGAAAACTCGAACTGTTTCTAATGAGAAATAAATTTCGCCGTATTGTTTAAATCGTAATGTATCTGGTTTTATATTATTATGTTTAGAATATTTTTTTAACCATTTAGGATCATCCATATTTACCCATGTATAAACAATATCTATATCTGTAGTTTTAGAACTTTTAAATAAAAAATTTGGATTTCTTTTAAAAAACATAACTTATATTCTATAATATTATGAATAGATAAATTTTATATTTCTAAAAGACATTTTTCTGAATTATTTACTAAATTTTTTTTATTTTCATTCACTCTTTGTATATATTGCCAATTTGTATAAATAACAACAATAATAGTTCCTAAAAAACTTGCTAAACAAAAAGAAAATTGTGTCATAATAGCATTAGTAAATACTAACATATGAATTGTATAATAAAATGTATGCGCGATTATTAAAATAATAGACGTTTGTTTTGAATATATTGTATCTATGGATTTTGGGTCTTGAATACAATTAAGCATCCAAGCATATACAACTTCTGAAAACGAAGTACTAATCGCAGTATTTAATAAAATAATAAACCATACAAAATAAAATGTATTCCACTCAGTAATTTCTTTACCAAAAATGGTAACTGGAATACCCCATCTAAAGAATTTATTATTATGAATAAAATCGATATAATATAAAAAAATGCTAATTACAAATAAATATATATATCCAATCGAAACAATAAAACATGGAGTTAGTTTTATATTTTTATAATTTTTCATGATTATGTCTTGTAATTTTATATGTGTTAAATTTCTAAATAAAAATTTATTAATAAATAAATTTTTATTAATATTAATCGAAATTTTTAATTATGTAATTTAATCAATTCTTAAATTTATTTGAAACGGTTTTATTGTTTTTTCAAAATCACTTCGTTCTTTTTCTTTTAGTTTTACGAATTTTTCTAAATCTTTCATAGGAATATCCATATTTGATTTAAATTCAGTTGGGACATTTTCTAATTCTCTATGAGCAATACGATAATCATTCATTTTTAGATTTTTTTGATGTTCTGTAAAATCATCAATATTGGTAATATCATAGCGTAAATTATTACCATAAGTATTAGGTAATACTTGGGGATCGTCATAAATCATAATTTTTTTACTAAAACAGTGTTTAGTTGTAGGAATTTCCTCTTCCTCTTCTTCTTCGTCATTTTTCATATCAGTAGTATCCATTAAATTTCCATATCCTGCAGAGAATGGATCACCGGATACTAATTCTTCAAATTGATATTTTTCTTCCTCAACAAATTTTTCATTAAATTTTTTATTAAATTCATCATGTGCTAAATCAAATAAATCTCTCATTGGTAGTATTTCAGCTTTAATAGTTGCATTAAATTTTTGAAAATCTTTTTCTAAATTTTCTCCAATATTTTGACTTACATTATTTACACTTTTTAATTGAATTTCAACAAATTTATATGCATTTGCTAATATTTTCATATTTTCAATATCACCACCATGATCTGGATGGCAAATCATAGCAAGATTATAATATGATTTACGAGCATCTTTTAAAGTCGATTGTTCATTAATACCGAATAATTCAAATGGATTAATTAATGTAGCTTGTGGATTTAATGACATTTATATATATAATTTAATATAAATATTTAAATTTGTTATAACGCTAATATTATTTATTGTTATAATAAATTTTAAGTATAAATTCTAAATTAAAGAATTGTTTCAATTTTGAAATAAGATTCAAAATTTTTATTTTTTGCTCCACCATAGTATTTATATGCTAAATTTTCATAAAGTAATATTTTATTAATTGATTTTGTTTTATCTTGTAAATCTTGTTGTGTTAAAAATACTTTAATAAGACATCTTCCAAATTTTCCAAATTTTCCACATTTTAAATAAACAATTGTTCTACTTTTTGCTAAAATATTTTTTATTTGTTTTCTAGTATATTTTGTATTTATATCTATTTCTTGATTAGTAATAAGTTGTAAAACACGATTTCTAACATATATGGCTGCTGCTTTTTCAGCATTTCTATTAAGATTATTTTTTTTAGGTCTAATTTCTGGAGTATCTATTCCAGAAAAACGCATATTAAATTTATAAAGCTCATTATTAATAATAACTGCGAAAGTAGCAGTATCGCCATCATAAATGTCTAAACATTTAGCAGGTAATATTTTATTTTCTAACGAAAATTTAGAAGTATTATAATAAGTAGATGTTAATAAATTTTCCATTGTATTTATATATTTCTTAAAATATATAAATTTTTTTATATATTTTAAAAAATTGTATTAAAAATTATTTATTTTTAATAAACAAAATATTATTTTTACGTAAAAAATAATTAATTCTTTTTATTCATAATATTTTCTTTTTTCGTTAATGGGATTTGTTTTTTTAAAGTATCACAATCACAATTATCACAATCACAATTATCACAATTACAATTATTATTATTATTATTATTATTAGAGGATATTGCTGAAGCAATTGTTGTAATACCCGTTTCTACTGTTTTTTGTAATTTAATAATACATTTTGATTGTTGATTAATAGATTTAATTAAGTCAGTAAAGCTTAAATTATTAACACTTTGTACTAAATCATTTAAATTTTCAGCGACATTATTTCCCATATCATCTTCTAAAAATTGTCCTAAAATATCTCCATAAGTTAATTCACTTTCATAATTTTCTAAATATTCGTTATCATCTAATTCAATATCTTCATTCGAATCTAAATCATCATTTGAATCTAAATTTTCATTCGAATCTAAATCTTCATAATCTTCATCCGAATCTAAATTACTTAAAGTAGATTTAGAATTATTCGTCGGAATATTTTTATCAGTATCTTGTTCAATTTCTTGTTCAATTTCTTCCTCTTTTATAGATATTTTGCTTGACATGATTCTATTATTTTTATAAATAAATAAAAACATTATTTTAAACGAATAATTTAAGAAAAAATAGATATAAGTATACCTAATTGTATACTTTCATTTACATTTAGTGTAAGATGATGTTCTATTGTAGCAAATGTTTTAAAAATTGTAATTAATTTATTTTTTTGAAAATTTTCTTTATTTTTTAAAAGAATTTTATGTAAACAGTTAAGTAAATTATGTAATAATATCCCTTCATTTTTAATAATATTATTAATTAAAGTATATTTTTGTTCTATTTGTTTACTACTAGTTATTATTTCATATATATTTGAAATAATAGCTTTTGTTGGATATCCTAAACAAATTCGAATATCTTGATCATAAACAACTTTATCTTTACAAAATACTGGTATAGTTTGTAATATGTTAATAGATTTTCTCATATCACCGCCAGATAATTCTATTATAGTATCAATAGCATTATTTGAAATATTTAATTTTTCATTTTCACTAATATATATAATTTTTTTTTTCATTTCTGAATCTGATAATAATGAAAATCTAAATTTCATACATCGTGATTGTATAGCAGGAATAATTTTATTAATATAATTACATATTATACAAAAGCGGACATTTTTTGAATATTTTTCTATAATTTGTCGTAAAGCACATTGTGCTATATTAGTCATATAATCAGCTTCATCTAAAATAATAATTTTTAATCCATTTTTAAAAAAAGATTGTGTAGTTGCAAATTCTTTTATTTTTTTACGAACAGTTTTAATTCCTCGTTGATCCGAAGTATTTAATTCCAGTTTAGAAACAATATGCCCTTTTGCTTCAAGTTCTTTAATACATGCTAAGATAGATGAAGTTTTACCTGTACCAGATGAACCAAAAAATAAAAGGTGAGGTAGAGTATTTTGTTCTACTAATTTTTGTAATGCTATTTTAATAAAATCTTGTGATTTTATATGTTCTAATTTTGTTGGTCTATATTTTTCAATCCAAGGAATATTATTGTTTTGCATAATTGCCCAATAATGATTTATTTTAATAATGACCTATTTATTTAAATAGATTTTATACAATAATTAAATTAAACAATATAATGTATCGATTTATAATAAAAATAAAAATTGATTTTGATTCTTATTAATAAACGATATATATAATCAATATCCGTAAATAGATTTGCTTAATATTTGTTTTGCAATGATGTTTTCTCATTTAATCAGAACAAATAAAATTAGACAGAATTGTTTTATTCAAATAAGTAAATTAGTACGAAATAATAATTCGCCATTTTATAATAAAGTAATTCGTCAATTTAGTAATTCTTCTAATATAAATTACAATCATTGTAATATATATAATAATACTGTTCCAAAATTTAATAAAAATAAAACAAACTTTGAACGAAAGATTTTTATAGATGTAGAAACAACTGGATTAAGTCATTATAAAGATAGAATTATAGAAATATGTGCTATTGAAGTAATTAATGGCAAAGTTGGTTCTCAATGGCATTCTTATGTAAATCCATGTGGAAAAAAATCAAGTAAAAAAGCACAAGAATGTCATAAATTAGATGCTAATATGTTAAAAAAAAAACCTAAATTTTCAGATATAGTAAATAAATTTTTAGATTTTATTGGCAATTCTACATTAGTTGCTCATAATGCCCAATTTGACATACATTTTATTAATTCAGAATTAAAAAGAAATAATAAAAAACCATTAACTAATAACAAAATATGTACGTTAAAATTTTCTAGAAAATTAAATCCAACTGAAAAATCACATACATTAAATGCTTTATGTGACAGATATAATATAAATAAAGAAGTAAGAGATAAATATGGGCATAATTCTAAAATTGATACAGAACTTTTGACAAAAGTATATGATAAATTATGGGATGAAGTTCAATATGATAATAATCGTGATGAAATTATATCTAAATCCGAATATCATATATCTAATGATAAATGGTTATAATTAAATAATAAACCAGTCCAAAATATTATTTAATAATATGTAAAGCTAAACATTATCAATAAAATCCATAATATTAGGAAGTCCATCTTCTGCTTTTTTTATTTCTGTTTCCATTTTACTAAGAGATTTTAGTTTTTGAGTTAAATTTGTCTTATAATCAAGATATTCTTTTTGTAGTTTTTTATATGTATGTTTATCAAATTTTAAGAAAATTTTGGTAACACTATAAAAAGTTGTGCCAAGAGTGAAAAACATAGTAATTCCAAATACTAATCCAAAAATACTAGCAAATAATGATACAGTAAATGTCATAACGGTCATAAACATAATATAATACATATTAGTTACAAGAATTGAAAAATTTTTATTCATTACATCAGTTGATTTATGTAAAAATTTATATTCTTCATTAACATCTGAATCTTCTGTTCTAAGAGAAACTAAAGTTTTATTTAAATTTCTTAGATATCTAATACGTTCATCGGATTTATCATTGTCAGTCTCCATTTCATCATATTCATTTTTAAGTTTTAAAAATTTTTCTCTAAGAGAAACAACTTCTGATTGAAGTTTATCATTTTGAATAATAATATAAAATTCTGATTTATTATTAGTAGATTCATTTTCTAATTTCTTCTTTTCAGAAGAACCAAGAAAAAAGTTTACAGTACGATCGGCTGATTCCATTTTATTGAATTTAAATAATTTTTTTATTCAATAAATCATAAATCAATTTTAATTTACATTTTTTTAATAGTTTCAACCATATTGTCAATATTATCTTTAGTATTAGTTAAATTTTCAAAATGAATATTATCTTGTCGTAATTCTATCAAATCATTTATTTTTATTTTTGGAATTTTGTTTTCTTTACAATTGATAGATAATGATATATTTAAATTTTTATCGTGTAAGCAATATATATTATTTTTTTCATTTAAAGAATGAGCATATGGATATGTACCAATATAATATTCTTTTGGTTTATTTGATTTTTCAGTAATATTTATAGGTCTTGTAACACCTGATAGAATTTTAGATAATGGATTACAATTTTTGGAATTGGATAATCTTCCTTGAACTCCACGTATACATTCCATATTTTCTAATTTACACCAATGAGAAGTTTTATTTTCAAATTGATATGTACATCTACTATCACAAACGCATTTATTTAATAGAATGTTTAAACCTTCGCTAATTATCATTAATAATTTACTATCGTTAATTTCTAATAATTTATCTTTTGCTTCATCAAAATTTAATATATGTTTAGATATATTATCAAAATTATTAATATCATGTTTGATTTGTGATAATTCAATAAATGTAATTTTTGTATCAGTATTAACAAAAGTTCCACTTCTTTTATAAATAATATTATTATTATGTTTATTTTTCCATCCAAGATAATTATCTTTAATTGTTTTGATTGGGATAATATCACTTATAACTAATATTCCAGTTTCTTGAAATAAAGAACATATACTATAATTAAAAAGATATATAGCTTTTTGTAATATTTCATAATTTTTTTTATTAGTAAAATCAAGTCTTTCATTATTCATTTTAGCTTTTTGGATTGTAGTTGCATTCGATTTGTATGCATTATTCATTAATTCGAGTAATCTACTAAAGTCATTGAATTTAGTATAAAGTGTATATGATGTAAGTAAAATACTTTTTAAAAAATATATTTGAGTAATAGTTACATTAGTAAACATATTTTCTAATTTTTTAATTTTCGCAATAGATAAATTGTTTTTTTTCCGAAAATCGTTTTCAAGAAAATATATTTGTTCTTTATCTTTTTTTAAATTTATTCTTAATTCTTTTTCAGTATTTTGTAATTCTTTATTAATTTTTTTATAATTTGTATTTTCATATCTTAATGGTTCGATATCTTTAATTTTAAATTTTTGTAATGCCGATAACGTCTCTAAATTTTTAATTTTATTAGCAATTAAATTTATAAGTGTATTTATGTCTAGATTTTCTGAAATTTTACCCCCATATTGAATATTTTTATAGAATTGGTTTTTAATATTACATTGGGTATTATGAAATTTAACAAATGTAGAAACTAATTTGAATAAATATTTTCCTCTTTTTTTTTTATCTTTAATTGAAGAAATTTTATTTATATAATATGAATTATATCCCATCTTTTTTACAATATTATTTTCAATATTTTTATTAATCATATGCCTTAATTATATTTATTATTAAGAAATTAAATTAAATTAAATTAAATTATTATATGAGGTAATCCTGTTCCTAATTTAGGTTTATTTCCAACAATAACATTTCCACTAACACCAAATAAACCATCATATTCACCAAAACCACCGGCTTTCATAAACATTGTAAATGTTTCTTCAAATGAAGCACGGGTAAATGGTCCAGTATTTCGTCTATTTATTCCAGTTCTATCCGCTGACATAAATTTTCCCTTATACATTAAACAATCAGCCAATAATTCATAATGATGATTTGTAATATGAATACCATAATAATAAAAAATGCTTTTCATTTCGTTAATAAAAGCACAACGAGCTGCTTCTAAACCTAATGTTTTTTTTACTGCAATTAAATCATTGGATATTGTATAAGAATGATTTAATCCATCTATTTGGAAAAGTTCTTGTATATTATTTCCTTCAACATATATTAGTTTATTATTTATTTTATTCATTATATTTTTAATTGCAATATTTTTTGTTTTTTTATCAATATTCATTAAAATTGCATTAGTAATATTATCAATTCCTGTTATTTTATGAGTTCTCATTTTTTTTTCTAAATTTAATAAATTATTTCGTTGTGTTTCAATATGTTTTCTATTATCAGAATTTAATAAAATAATTGTTTTCACTTTTGTTAAAGAGGTAATTTTATATTCCGTTACAATATTTGTATTACTATTCAAAAATTGTTTTATTTTATTTTCAATAAGTGTTGAATTTATTTTTTCAATATAATTAATAGTAAATTTCCAAATATATTTACTATCGATTTCTTTATTTAAAACAATAGAAATATTATCTATAATTTTTCCAAAATCATTATATTTTAAACTATTAACAATTTTTTCCAATTTATTAGAATCATTCGACATTTTTGTATCTGGCATTAAGTAAATTATTGGAGTAGATATTTTTTTTTTAAATGAAATTATTTCTTGAAGTCTAGGTACTCCTAATGTAATATTCGCTCCTCCCATTCCAGCAGAATGAAATGTATTCAATGTCATTTGTGTTGTTGGTTCTCCAAATGCTTGTGCAGCAGTAATTCCAACAACTTCACCTGCTTGAACGATAGATTTTTCGTATTGATTTTCAATATAATTGAGAACTTTATTATATTGAGTTTTAGATAATTTGTATTTGTTTAAAACATTTTTAATACATAATTCAAAACGAATATGTATTTTCATAAATCGAGTAAGTTCTTTTAAAATTTGTTTTTGAATATTTGTATTATTTATAGGTAATACAAACATATTATCAATATTGTGAAAAAAATTTTTTTTTTGTGATATTATATATGAAATTGATATATTATCATTTTTATATGTTTCTTTTTTTACAGTTAAAATAGCTCTATTCAAATCATATGGAAAATAAAAATTGTTTTGAATTATATTATTATGTAAATAGTTGTAATCTTTAATTAATTGATTAAATTCATCATTTATTAATTTTTTATTATTTGTAGTATTATTTGATATTTTAATATAATTTTTGAAATCATTTATAGACATATTCATATTAGACATATCCGCTTTTTCAATAAATTTTGTATCAAGTGAATCCCCACCATAAAAAAATTCAAGAATATCATTCATTGAATTTCGGACTGTTCCGTCATATTGAATTGAAATATCTTCCATTGATTTAATAAATCTACGCTGAATATAACCAGACGATGCTGTTTTAACAGCAGTATCAGTAATTCCTTCTCTTCCGGAAATAGTATGGAAATAGAATTCATCTGGTTCAAGACCATTAATATAACAATTCTTTATAAATCCTCTTGTAACTGGACTATCGTCATTATAATCATAATGTGGGAGAGTTCTGTTACCAAAACTTGAACGGTGCCTTGAACCAGAAAGAACATTTTGTCCAATTGCCCCCATCATTTGTCCAATATTCTTATCTTTTCCTTTTGATCCAGCAGTCATCATTTGAAAAAAATTATTTTCCTTTTTCCAATTTTTTTTAACAATATTTGTTGTTTCGGCTAATGCAGAATTTAAAATATTTAATTTCATTCCTTCATTTGTTTCTTTATTTGATAAATTGATAAGTTCATTAACTTTATCATTAATTTTTTTCCGAGCATTAGATTCAACTATTAAATCACTAATTCCCGCAGAAGCAGAACGTAATGTTAAATACCTATTAGATATATGTTGAATTTTATTAATAAAATCCGTACATTTACTAAATCCCATGTCATTAAAAATTATATGAACAATAGATTTTGCACTCGAACCAATTGTATTTTTATCTAGAATACCACATACAAGTTTCCCATCCATTATTTTGATATATGAATCATTTCTTGAAATATAATTTGAATCATTTTCAAATATTTTGAATTCTTTTGATTTTCCTTCCATATCAATATTAGGTAATAAAATAGATACAACTTGCTTTCCTGTCCACATCGGTTTTGGTTTAATTATTGCTGGTACAGGAATTTTATGATTCCATGTATCCTCTAAATCCATGATAATATTCATAAATGTATGTTTTTTTAAAAACGTATCTCTTAATGTAAATTTACGAATTCCTAATAATGAATCTTGAACTAAACCAGTTTTTGGTTCACTTTCATTCGGTGATATAATGTTTTGTGGCGCCATCATAATTTCTCTTATTTCGGTCGACGCTTCAACTGTTTGGGGAAAATGTATATTCATTTCATCTCCATCAAAATCAGCATTATATGGTTCCGTAATTGCTAAATTTAATCTAAATGTAGAATGTGGTAAAAGTTTGACTTTATGCCCCATCATACTTAATCTGTGAAGTGTTGGTTGTCTGTTAAGTATAAGATTATCACCATCTTGTAAATGTCTATGAACAATATCTCCATTTTCAATATGAAGAGTCGAAATATTTGAACTTAGTTTTTTTTTGTTTTCCTCTCCCTTTTTTTGTATGTATTTTGCACCAGGATATATATCTGGTCCATTTTTTACATTTAATCGTAATTTATCAATATTAAAATCAAATACTTTTTCTGGAAAAGTGACATTCATAGCAACAGAATATGGAATACCCACTTCATCAATTGAAATACTTGGATCACCACCAATTACACTCCTTGCTGAATAGTTGACTCTTTTACCCATTAAGTTGCTTCTAATTCGTCCCGTTTTACCATCGAATTTTTGTTTAAATGAAATATATGGTTTACCAGATTTACCTCTTGCTGGTATTTCATGCTTAGTATTATCCAAATATGTTGATATATTATATTGGAGAAATTTGACTAATTGTTGAATTTTGATTTCACTCGCCCCTTTTGTTATAATTATTTTTAAAATTTTATTAATTTTTATTATATCTAATAATTTATGAGTCATATCATCTTGAGATGTTATACCAGAATCTAAACTTATAGTTGGACGAATACTTGGTGGAGGAATTAATAATGTAGAAATTATTAGAGAACTCAATTTATTATATTTCGTATCAAATCCAAGCATTTTTGAATCTGTTTCAGAAACATGTAAAAATATATTTTTTACATGTTCAGCAGATAAATTTGATTTTTCAAGTCGATTTGTACCAAAACTTATACTTATTTCATCCACTTCTATATTATATATCGGTTGTAATAATTGACATACAGAACAATTTGTGAATTTGGTACATAATTGTTTAATCTTTGATAATCTTTTTAATTTATTATCAATATTTATATATTTTTTAAAATCTTCATGATTTTTATCACAAATTATTGATGAACAATTAAAACATATACATTTTAATACAATACTCATTATATCTTTGAAACCAATATGATATACCGGTTTTGCTAATTCTATATGACCAAAATTTCCAGGTTTTACAGTATCTGTATCCTCCATTATATTATCTAATAAACCTCCATTTACTTTTTCATTATTATTCATTAATTGTGTTTCTGTTATTTCAAGTGAAGAACGATATTTAATTTCTTGTTCATCTAATATACTAAATTGTATTCCATCTATATTCCAATCTTGTGATGTCATTATATTTTTTATATACTTTAAAAAATATAAAAAATATAATAAATAAATGAGATAAATTTATATCAAATAATTTATTTATTCTAATTTATGTTCTAAAATTATTGACGTTTCTTTATCAAATAGAACATATAAAAATATGTTTGTCGAGGAATCACCATCTTTATATATTTGTATTAAATCTTCACGTATTTGATTCGGAATTTGTATCATTTTCAAATAATATACATCAATTTGTTTAGATATACCATCTTCTTCTCTTTTGTGAGAAATAAAAAGAGCACCATAACCATTCACGATTCTTTCTTTTTTTATAATGTTAATTAAATTTTCTTTATTTAAATTAAAAAAATTTTGCAATTGTTCCATTTATATGTTTTAAAATATTTTTTTTTATAAATCTATACTTATTGTTTTTTGTTGTCTTTTACCAACCGAAAATTTTTTATTTTTAGAATCAAGATTATCAAGATTATCAAAATTATTTTCTTCTAATTCTCTTATAATATCATCTACATTTGTTGGACCTTTCATTTCTCTTTGTTGGGATTTTTTTCCCAGACCACTTACCTTATCATTTGAGGATGGCATTACGTTTAATTTATCCATACTTAATTCAGGCACATTTTTTTGGATAAGTGAAGCTATATCACTCTTTAATCCAGGATTTTGTTTTAATAAAGTTTCAGCACCAGGTATAACGGTTTTTAATACTGTATGACAAAGATGAAATTTTACAGCACTTCCACCTATCATCATTAATAATTTTATTTCAGGACCCATTTCAACTGTACTTGCATATTTATCATATAAATCTTCAAGAACTTCGTCATAACCACCAGTTTCAACATCTTCATTTATTTCCTCTGACCATCCATCTAATACAATATCTAATGGATCAAATTTATTATTTAAAAATTCTAAAACGGAACATACTGAAATCAAAATATTTTTTGATACCTTTAAACTATTTTCTAAATTTGATTCTTTTCTAATAGTTTCATATTCACATTGAATATCCTCTAATGGAGTAGAAATACTAAAATTACCTGATAATTTGAATCCCTTTTTTTCATATCTCTTTAATTTGAATAATAATTTCCTTTTTTCTCGTTGACGTGTACGTGGACTCTTTGGTTCTTCATATTCTGATGAATTTATGGATGATCGATCATTTGAATTTAAACTTGATCTACGACTACCAAACATATCTTCATTTGGTATTCTTAAATTTGATTCACTCTGTTCACTATGTATAGATACATCATCCCCACCCTCATCCATATCCCCATCCATATCCGCATTAAAATCATCTTCATTGTTTCTATTTATATTTGATAAAGGATTTATATTTGATAAAGGATTTATATTTTCATCAATACCTATATCATTTGAAAAATTATTGGTTGGTAAAGATAAATTTACATTAGAATTAAAACTTTTACGTCGTGTAACTTTTGGATTTGCTAAAATATCCATACCTAATTCATTTTCTGATAAATTATCATTATCATTAAAAATATCTTGCCTTCCATGATTATCTATATTTAAATTTACTTGTGGTGCTATACTTTTCATATTTTCATCATTCGCGCGTATAGTTCTTTCTATATTTGACAAGGCATTAAAATTCAATTGAGGTGGATTCATCATATTTATAAAATATATTAGAAAGTTATACATTAATAATAACGCAAAACTTTAATACGAAATAATTTATTATTTATTTCTAGTTAAATTCATACAATGTTCTAAAGTATTTCGTTCTCGTAATGGTTTTGAACGTTTTAATTTTAATTTTTCCCTTGCTCTTTGAATTCTTTCATTATCAACTGGAATTTCCTGTTTTGCTTTTCTCATATTATTTGATTCAATAAATATTTCGGTTTCTTCTAATTGAGGTAGAATTGATAACATTGGTGGATAAATTACTTCATATTTTTTTGGTATTGATTCCGGATTCCGAAATTTATCAATATCCATATGTCCCCCAAAAATTTTTAAAAACTCTCTTTGTGGGGCATATGAAAGATTTACTTCTTTTACATCATATATCTTTTTATACAATAGATGAATTAAACTAATTCTCTCCCACTTTTTATTATCATCCGTATCAAAATTATATGAAAGAGCACAATTAAAACTACAAAAACAACCATATATATTAAATAGTTCTTCTCTGTATGAAATCGGAATACCGATTGGCTTATTATCAAATTCATAACAACACCACCAACAACGAACGTTTGTTCTATCTACTAATTGATTTGATTTATTTGCTATTGAAAATTCATTCATTGAATTTTTTACACTCGTTCTAATCGATTGACCTCGTTCATATAAATTATACTCCACTTCTTTATAAGAATTCATTAAATTTTCGATATTAGATTCGATTGAAATTAACTTTTCATTTTGCAAACAATCATTATGTTCGTTAATCATATTTAAATTATGTCCATTTTCAACCGGATCAAATGGTTTCGGAATATTTAAATCTGGTTTATATGTTAGAATGTTATTTTCTATAAAAATATTATCAGAATTATTAAAATTCTCTGTCTGTTTTTCCTCCAGAGAATCTATATCTATTGGTAATTTAACTATTATACTATCTTGATGCCGCTTTTTTTCAAATAATTCATGCTTTTGTTCTATACTTAAGCTATAAAATCTATCTCTTCTCTTCCTTCCACGTTTCTTTTTAGGAATTAATACAGTTGCTATATCATTTTTAATTCTTGGTTTTCTTCCCCTTTTTTTTTTGACTTTTTCCACTATTATTACTGAATCATCCCTCTTTTTTTTTGGTCTTCCTCTTTTTCTTTTAACTATAACTGGTTCTTGTTCTTGTTCTGGTTCTGGTGCTTGTTCTGGCCCTTGTACTTGTTCTGGCGTTTGTTCTGGTTTTTGCGTTTGTTCTGGTTTTGGTCCTTGTACTTGTTTTGGCCCTTGTTCTTGTACTTGTTTTGGCCCTTGTTCTTGTTCTTGTTTTGGCGCTTGTTCTGGTTTTGGCGCTTGTTCTTGTTCTACATTACTATTTTTTTCTATTTGAGAAATATTTTCAATATTTAATTCTTTTTGATCCAATTGTTTAGTCAAATTATTATAAATATTTATTTTTTTATTTTTTATATTCATTTATAAATAAGTACATTAATTTTATTCTTAAACAAAATTAATTTATTTAATAATAAAAAAATATTAAAAATTCCATTTAAAAATAAAATATTTAACAAAAATAAATTGCTTCTTTACATGAAATAGCTTCCATTATTTCATTTGGATATTTGCATTTTAAATTTTTTATATTATGCCAAATTCGTGATAATCTAGTTAATTCGTTAAATTTTTCTGTATAAATTTCATTATTTATATCATTTAATTGATTTACTATAAACCAACTCCTTTGTATTAATTGCTTATCTGTTTCAATTTGAAGTCTATTAATATAAAATGTATAACCATTCTTTGAAATTTCCATCTAATTTTATATATATAATTAATTCTTAATTTCAATTTTTTAAAACCTTTTTTAAAATAAATATCTTAATTTATATTATAATAACAATGCCTGATAATAATATATGCTGTACACAAGATTTCCAAGTTGGAGATCACTGTAGATGTGGTTCATACAATGCTGATAGATCACAATTTACTGTAAATCCTGAAAGAACAAATTGTCATGTTGTAAGAGTCAATTCTCTTGGAATAGAAGATTCTCTTATATGCGAATGTCAAGATGCTAACCATAATGTCATAGCTAGAATAGCTATGTTCGGTGAAGATGGTTGTGGCAGTTGTCAAAAAAAAGTTGGCAATAATGATTGGGTTGGTGCAAATCAAGTTCATTATAATGATGCAGGACAAAAACAATAGACAATAAACAATAGACAATAAACAATAGACAATAAACAATAGACAATAAACAATAAACAATACTAATAAAAATTTTTAATATTTACATATATAGATTAAATTTTAATCTATATATGTAAATAAATTATTGATATTCGTCGATATTATGTGTCGAAATTATCGAATAAGATTATTTTTTATTTAAGTACGTAATTTACGAATTTCTTTACCAACTCTCCATATTTCCATATTATTAATTTCATCTAATTCTTTGTTTAATTTTTCTCTATAATCTGGTGAAGAATTTGAATCAATAGTTCTTTCAGCCTCTTTTTCTGTAATAACACTTTTATAAATTTCTTCAATCAATGGTTTATTTAATGCTTCAAATTTTTTAGACCAATCGAGTGCTCCTCGTTGAGCAGTTGTTGAACAATTTGAAAACATATAATCCATACCTTTTTCATTAATTAATGGATATAATGATTGTAATGCTTCTTCAACAGTTTCATTAAATGCTTCACTTGGACTATGTCCATTTTCTCTTAAAACATCATATTGTGCTTTAAATATACCAGCAATACCACCCATTAAAATTGAACGTTCTCCTGTTAAATCACTTGATACTTCTTTGATAAAAGTTGTTTCATAAATATAAGGAGAACCTATTCCAAATCCAATTGCCAATGCCTTTTTTTTAGCTTCTCCAGAATCATCTCTATGAATAGCATAAGATGCATTTATACCAGTTCCAAGTTGATACAATTTTCTAACACTTTTACCGGAACCTTTTGGTGCAATCATTATAACATCAGTATTTTTTAAATTATCGACATCAATTTTCGTTTTATTTTGATAAACAACACCAAATCCATGACTAAAATAAAGTGTTTTATTTTTATTATCTAATCTATCTCTAATTTTTGGATAAATTTCTATCTGTCCTGCATCAGATAATAAAAACATTATGATACTACCTCTATCAACTGCTTCCTCGATTGTAAATAAAGTTTCTCCGGGTATAAAACCATCATTTTTTGCCTTTTTCCAAGAAGAACCATTTGTTCTTACACCAACACAAACATCTATACCAGAATCTCTCAAATTTAAAGCTTGTGCTTGTCCTTGTGGACCATATCCAAGAACAACACACTTTTCATTCTTTAAAACCTTTTGTAATTTATTCATTGTAAATGTAGCTCTTCCATAAACAGTTTCACTTGGTATTCCATCACCATAATTTAATGTTCTTTCTTCGTGGAAAATTATAGCTCTATTTGGTAGCTTATTATCACAATTTAAATTTTTATGTTTGTGAATAACAGCATTTGTACTCATTATACGAATAGAATTAGATATGTTCATTCCAATAGAATTTTTTACTACACTTCTTTTTAATGATTGTGTGAAAAATTTAGATATCATTTTTTATTTTATACTTTATTATTATATTATTTTCTTATCACTTTTTATTTATTTTTATTATATTTCAATATAATATATTTAAATGGAAATTGTAAGTAAACTTGATATCAATAATAGAAAAAATAAAGTTAAACAACAAATTGGCAATATTATCAAAGAAAGTGAAAAAATACGAGATATTAAAATTTTACCACATAAGGAAAAAATGTTAAAAGCTACAGATATTGTTAAACAATATATAATTGAAAATAAAAGAAAAGTATTTGGTGGAATGGCTGTTAATGAAGCAATAAAAAAAAAAGCACCAAAAAAAGCTTTTTATACAAAAGATGTTTTCCCTGATTATGATTTTTATTCACCAGAACCGGTAAAAGATATGATAAAAATTTCCAATTTATTACATGATGCTGGATTTAAAGACGTTATTGCTAAGGAAGCATTTCATGATTATACTTATAAAATTTCAGCTGAATTATATGAAAATGAACTTGCAGATATATCATATATTTGGTCATATAATTACCATAAAATACCTACTTTTGTTGTTAATAATATACATTTTGTTTCACCGAATTTTCAAATTATGGATATGTATAGAATTTTAACTAATCCTATGACTGGATGGTTTAAAGTAGAACAAACTTATGAAAGATGTAAATTACTTGAACATTTTTATTTAAACAAAACAAAAAAAGAATTACAAAAAAATGTGTATAAATTATCTACATTAGATAAAATTCCAAAATATTTTACTAATTTGATAAAAAATATTATCAATAATTTTATAAAAATACGAAATGATGTTATTATAATAGGAGATTTATCTTATAATCATTTAATTAAAATTTCAGAAATTTCTAATATGGAACAAAAATTAGTACAAATGAATAGTATTTCTATTTATACTAATAATTATAATAATCTTCGTTCAGATATTATTAAATTTCTTAGTAATAATATTAATAAAAAAAATACAACTTTAACTATTAATGAATATAACCCATTTCTTGAATTATTAGGTCAACGTTGTCAGATTGATATAAATGGCAATACTATTATTAGTATTGATTCTACTGATATATGCCAACCTTATCAAATTAATGATGGATTAAAATATGCTTCATATCATTTAACTATATTAAATTTATATGCTAGACATTTCAAAGCAATTACTATGCGAGAATATAATAAACAAAAACGATATAAATTTATGATAGAAAATTTAGAATATGCACGAGAATATTATTATAAAAAGAACAAAAAAATTGGTATAGAAAAAACGCCATATCAAGAATTACAAATCGAATGTATGGGAAATGAAATTCATACACCATTTTATAAAATGGTCAGAAGAATACAAGATAAAAATAGGGCAAGTTTTCAATATATTCCTGAAAAGAGAAAAAAAACAACATCTGAAATCAAATCTATTAAAATTAATTTTCCAAATCGTTCTGGAAATCTAAAACATGCAAAACCGATTAAATTATCATATAATGAAAAATTAAAAAAAACTTGATTTAAGGATTTTATATTATATAATATTTAAATAAAATGGCTAACAATTTAATTTCGGTATCTTATAATGATCTTATATCTGATAAAGATATAAATATATTAATTGAACAAGCATATGGTCAAAATGGTCTTGGAATAATTTTGGTTACGGATTATCCCAATTTAGGTGATAAAAAAAATAAATTATTAAGACTATCACAAGTTTTTGCAAATTTACCAAATGAAATAAAAGAAAAATATGCACATAAAGAAAGCAATTATTCGTTAGGATGGAGTCATGGTAAAGAAAAAATGAAAGGAGGAGTTCCTGATGTGGCAAAAGGATCTTACTATGCTAATCCAATCCATGATTCAATAACTGATGACGAAACATTAAAAAAAGAATATCCAAGCACATATTGTGATAATATTTGGCCGAAAGATATTTTGCCTGAATTTGAATTCGCGTTTAAGGAATTAGGCAAAATTCAATTAAATATTGGACTAGCAGTTTGTAAACAACTTGATAAATATTTACAAAAAATTTCAGATAATTCTCACAAACAAGATTCTTTTTATAATATGATACAAAATTCTAAAACTTATAAAGGACGATTATTACATTACTTTCCAAGAGAAACTAAATATAATAGCGAACAAGATGGATTATGTGGTTGGCATTTAGATCATGGTAGTATAACTGTATTACCATCACCTTTATTTCTTGATTTAAATGGAAATCAAATTCCAAAACCAGAAGATAAATGCGGTCTTTATATTAAATCGCGAGAAGGCTCTATTGTTAAAGTAGATATTCCAGAAAATTGTTTTGGAGTTCAACTTGGAGAAATGTTTCAATTATTAAGTGGAGGTCATTTAAGAGCAACACCTCATTGTGTTCGTTCTTGTATGAATTCCCAAATTACACGTGAACAATTCGCTATGTTTTTAGATTGTTTTCCAGATCAACCATTAGTATTACCTGATTTTTCTCTTCCTTATGAAAAGGTTATTGATACACCATTTCTTCCAGATGGTGTTCCAAAACTTGATAAAAGATTAAAAAACGTTGCCACATATCGTGATTTTGTAACTAATACAATTAATGCGTATTATAATAGTTAAATAAAAATTTATTTTT